ATCTTCTCCAACTGCTCTTACCATCTGTAATGGTACATATGGACAGTAGAACAAGCCAGCATCAAAAGCACTTGAGCCTTTGTAACCAACAATCATATAGTTGTCTCCTGCATATGGATCAACGTATACTCTAGTTCTGCCATTAAGAACACCTGCAAAGGTGCTTCCTGTATCATCAACAGCTAGGTTGTTTGAGTTAAGAGCTGGTGTGTAATCAAGGACACCTGCCATTTGTAATGCTGACGCAACGTCAGATCTACAAATCACAATGTTACCTTTACCACGTCTTGTCCCTCTTGCTACAGCATTTGCTTCTCTCTCGATTGCAAACATTAAGCCTTTGAACTTTTCAACCATCCAACGACCGTTTGAGTCGGTGTCAAGGTCAAATTTACCAGCAGTAGTTGTTCCTTCTTGTGCTCCAACTTTAGCAATAGTACCAACAGTTCTAATTAACTCTCGGTTTATTTCAGCTAAAATTTCAGTTGAAAGGATGTTAGCCAATTCAGTTTCAGCATCTAAGCCATGAATTGCTTTTAAGTCTTGTGCTAATTCCATTGTGTATTCTGCTTTAAGAGCACGTGACATTGCTGTTACGGCTATTTTCTCAATGCTGAATGCCATTTCTGGAATTGCGTTAGCAGCACCGTCGCCCAAGCGTTCAGCTTGAGTTGTGGTCATACCGGACATAAAATTGTACAATTCTAGATTAGATTTTGTAGTGTTAAGGTAACCATCTGCAGGTGAATCACCTAAGTTGACTGCCGCATCACCAATTGCTGTATTAGCATGATCGTCTTTGTCTACAGAGAATGCTGTGTTAGATTCATTGTAGAATGTTTCTGTACCTGTTTGTGATGCATAACGTGAACGCATAGCAAAGATAAGTCCTGTTGGACCTGTCATTGGTTGTACGCCCATGATGTCATAAGCAACTAGGTTAGGCATTGCTCTACGTACTAAACTTATTAGTACTGGGTCATATATGTCGACTGCACCTGCAGAAGCAGTACTAGAAGAAGCACCCATGGCATTAGCCGGGGCTGCCTCAAGTAGGCTCTGAGGAGCGAATGATTGCTGCTCTTTTAAAGCAGTTTCAGTGTTTTCAAGAACAGCTGCTGTTACTGAGCGTCTTAATGGATCTGTTATACTTGGTAGATCACCGTGCTCTAGTATTGGCTGCCACTTCTTGACTAGCTCTTCATTTAATTGCATTTGTTGTCCCTCCTTGGGTCTTGTTATTATTTACGAACACTTCTAGATATTGCTTTAGAATAAGCAGCCATTGAACCAGTTTGTACAGGCTCTTCTGAGTCTATCTCAACAGGGTCGCTGTTTAAATCTTCTGCTTCAGTTTTAGCTGTTTTACCATTAAAGTAATGTTCTTTTAATAAGTCTATCTTAGACTTATATTCGTCATTGCTTTCATACTCTATACCTTCTGAAAGTTTAGATAGTTTGTCAATCTGAGTCATAGTTAATCCATCACATGCTTCTGAGAACAATTTGTATCTTTGTAACTCATCACCTGCTTTTTTAGATTCTATAGTCTTATTAACTTGCTCTTCTAACTTTCCTTCAAGTTCTTCTTTTTGCCTTTCTAATTCAGCAACAAGATCAACTTTTTCTTCTGGTACAGCTATATAGTTTTCTGTGAACAGATTTTTGATACCTGTTATGAATGTTTCAGCAACTTCGACTTTAAGTGCATTCTCGATTGCAACTTCGTTCTCTTTCATCCACTCTTCAGTGACGTAATCAAGATACTCGTCGACACGGTCAGTTAACTCTTTGCGGAATGTCTCTTTATCCTCTTCGAGTTTCTGACTGAATTCTTCTTGCATATGGACATGAAGCTCAACTAATTTACTATTAACTGTTGCTTCAAATACGGTAGTAGCTTTACTACGGAAATCCTCTGATAGCTCATCACCATCAAAAATTTCACCAACTGCTTCAGCAGCACCTGTTGGGCTTAGCTTTGGCATTGGATCTCTACCAGTTGATTGTGATTTACTTGCTGGCAATTTATTTTTACCAAAAGTATTCACCTCTCCTGCTAGTTTCTGTAGAGTGTCTTTACTCATATTGTTCATTTTGCCCATGACTTGAGATATCAGCGCAGCTTTAGACACAGATGCTTTTTGTGCATCAGCTGGAGGATTTGAATCCCCCTGAGATTTATCAGCACTTCTTGAAGCACTACCAGTACTTGCAGGTTCTGGAACCTCTGCACCTTTAACTACAGATGCTAATGCTCCTTCTCCACCACTAGCGTCTGCTTTAAACTCTTGCAGTTGCTGATCTTCTGTCTTGCTGGCCTCTAATAAGTCGTCGTCTTGTTCTTCAACTTCGACTTCTTTAGCTTTTTCTTTGGCCATCTTTTGGACTCCTTGTTAAATTTAACGGATATTATCCTATTATAGTATATTTATAATTACAAATTACGCAAAAATTTATTGAACAGATTAAACTTCTGTTCGTCTAACTCTTTAGCACTCTTTGTTCCAACGGATTTAATTTCGTCAACCACTTGCATACTTCGAAAGCTATTAGATGCTGCGTCGTATACCCATTCCATACCTTCCATTACACCATTCACAAATGCGTCAGGTGCTGAAGGATCTGCTACAATGTCTGCAGCAGTAGATAACATAAAGTCTGATTGTACTTCTTGAGCTCCATTACGCTCACGTATTGTTCCCATACCTCTGGAACTAACACCTAGCTGTGCTCCTTCATCAATTAGATTTTTTACTATGTTACCATATGGTGTATCTAAAACCTTCGCACGGCCTATGAAATTTG